ACAAGAGTATAATTCCAATTTTGGAACAGGAGAATGTAGTGACGATTTACACAGTAGAAGAAATAGCGCAACAAATGGGCAAGTCTGGCAGATGGGTCAGGCAGCTTTGTATCAAGGGAAAGTTAAAAGCAATTAAACACGGCCATTCTTGGGTCATATTGGAGGCATGGAAATGATTACACATTTAAATTTAGAAGCTGGCGTTACTTTAGAAGTTGAATACGATTACGAGCAACCAACCTACGCTTACTTTGGTGACTTGGAAGCTTTAACAGAACCACGAGCAGAGTCTAAATCAGCTTTGTATTTAGGCGTTGATGTATTGCCATTGATTCGTGCATTAGGCTTGTATAACGAGCTTAACCTTATCTTGGTGGCGAATATGGAGGCAATAGATGAGTAATGTTTACAAAAAGCTTATGGACGCTAGAATCCAGCTGCAAAACACCAAGCTTAACAAGTCTGGTCATAACAAGTTTGCTGGTTATAGATACTTTGAACTTGGTGACTTCTTACCTACAATCAACACAATCTTTTGGAACTTAGGTTTGTGTGGCACTGTTAGCTTTACAGCAGACCTAGCAACACTAACCATCACTGACATAGATGATGGCTCACAGATAGTTGTTACTAGCCCTATGGGTAGCGCAGCGTTAAAAGGCTGCCATGAGGTGCAAAATGTAGGTGCTGTGGAAACATATCAGCGCAGATACTTGTGGGTTACAGCGATGGAAATTGTAGAGCATGATGTTTTAGACGCTGTTACAGGAACGGACACAGGCACACCAGCAAAAAAGCCTGAACTTGAGCTAAAGCAACCAGAGTTTAGCAAAGAGGAAATGGATATACTGCATGAACTGGCAGATTCGTTTACTAAATTTGTAGCTGACGGCAATCCACAAGAGGCTAAAGTAACATGGGATTCACTAGACAATGACCAAAAGACATTTATGTGGGGCTTATTAGATAGCAAGACACGGTCAACATTTAAGAAATATCAAAAAGGAAACTAACATGGCACAATACGAGCAACGAGATAACAGCGGCAGTCTTTTTAAGAACAACCGCAAAGAAAAAGATACACACCCTGATTACACAGGCAACTGCATGGTCAACGGTAAAGAGATGCGTATGTCAGCTTGGTTAAAAGAAGGCAAATCAGGCAAGTTCTTTAGCTTTTCATTTAGTGAGCCGTATGTAAAAGATGGTGAGCCAGCTAAAGCAAATGGCTACCAACCACAGGACATTGAAAGTGACATTCCATTTTAAGAAAAGGGCGAAAGCCCTTCTAGGAGGCAATATGCTAAATATCTTACCGTATTATCCATCTGTAGGCATGATTAATGATTTAAGACTGCTTTCACCACCTCCAGAAGGGGTCGTAGAGGCTCGTAGAGAGGCCGTAGAGCTGTTAAAAATTAGAATTGATAGTAAGTATCGTCTGCACCCACAAAACTTCGTTAAACACATCAAAATGAGGTAGGTATGAAAATACAAATGGATTTTGAGGATAACGACAATGTGCTGCTAGATATTAGGGAGGCTTTGTTTGTTACTTTGCTAAAAGCTGAATTAGCAGACAATGAAATGTATCTTGAAAGATTTATTCATAAAGATGACCAGGCCGCATATAAAGCAAACATCAAAGCTTGCAAAGTCTTGTTAAGTCATTACACGGTGCAGGAGCAACCTAATGGACAAACTTGATGATAGGAATGTTGATAGTTTTGGCGAGTCTGTCCGTAGGATAGTGTTAAGTTTGCCAAACACAACAAGCAGTAACTTAGGCCAGTTGATTGAAAATGTATATTTGCGTTTTCAACGAGAAGCTGAACGAGATGCCAGGGAGGCTAAAAACAAATGATTATTAATGTAAAGCACATTAAAGAAAATGATGACGGTAGTGCTATCTGTGAAATAGACATGGATGACGATGCTAAACGATGGCTGATTGAGCGAGGCTTTATTGCTGTAATGACAGAGGCATTAAAAAAAGACCCAGCTTGGTGGACTGAAGAAGACGAAAAACGCATGGACACAGTAGGTCAGAATGGCCCTACAGGAGATCACTATGAGTGATGGTATGACAGAACAAGCATGGGAAGAATCTATGGAGCAAGTAGACGCTTTAATGAAACAGGTAGGTGGCAATCACTATGCCAGTATGGCTATACAACCAGTAGAGTTTATAGTGGCTAACAACCTAACTTTTCTTGAGGGTAATGTGGTTAAGTATATATCTAGGCATCATGCTAAGAACGGTGCTGACGATGTTAGAAAAGCTATCCACTATTGTGAATTAATCTTACGGACGGTATACGATGATACAAACTATAATTGAGTATGTGCTGTGCTATTCAACAGCCTTTGGGCTGGGTCTAGCTTGTGGATTGTTTATTGCTTATAAAACAAGTAAGGCGTAGATTTGGTAGTTGTTACATGTAACGCAGAAAGCCGAAAAACTCGTTACTTACTACATCCTCTAATGTCGGCTTAACCGCCTATATTACTTTTTTCGACTTTATTACATAACTTTGAATAAAAGTCGCGACTATTTTATATTACTTATTCATAACATACATTGTAACTTCAAAGCCAAAACGCATTTCTGTAGCTGCTGGTGATGTCCACATGATAATTTCCTTTGTCTGTAATAATTCAAGAATTATTCAACACAAACTTTTTTGCATTGAATGAATACATAGTAACAGAATCAAGGTTTTTACACATCGGTGGAACTATTAATGCTAGCTAGTGAAAAGCACTATTTCTTGTCTTTCTTGGGTTTTTCTTGCATATTATTATATGCATTTAATCCAAGTAAACTTCCTGCTGCTAATGGAGCTACTCCAGCTAAAATGTCAGATTCATTTCGTCTAAATGGGTCAAAAGCTGCAAAGCGTGAACGCACATTGCTAGTTTCCCAAGGCATTAAAAACTTCTCTCCGCTACCAATATCTACATCAACTCCTTTGTAGCCAGTAGCTTCTTGAGCAGCTTTATTAAACGCTTCTGGATTGCCTCTATAGAAATCATTATTTAGCATATTTAATTGACTTAATACACTTCCATCACCAATATCTCTATATGCATTTATAGCTTGCCTTAATACTTTTTCTTTTCCTTCGTAATCAACATCACCAAAATTTGATAAAGCATATTCGTCTGGTGATTTGTTAATAATGCTTTTAATTTGCGATGGATTTAATGCTTGTATTTTATCTGAATCTAAAAAATTAGTTGGATTAACCATTAAAGGCATTATATTGCCACCTTCTACTGGAAAACCATTTTCATAAGGCACATATCCTCCAGCATTATGTGGAGAAGTTGCAGTATATAAAGCTGCGCTGCCATATTGGTCTGCGCCTTTGCCGCTATGTTTATAATCTATTGCTTTAATGTCAGAGCTTCCCCCATGATAAACATTAGTATTAAATCCCATAGCTTTAGCTCTATCCATAGCCGTATTACTTGCTGGCAATCCTAAACCACCTTTTGCTATTGGTAATGCTGCTCTTTGTTGAGCTAAATCATGTGCTAATTCAAACTCTGTTTTTGCTGATTTTCCTACATTTTTAATAGAAGCACCCATGCTAGGCACAAATGGCAATAAGCCAAGAGCATTAAGCGCAGCACTGCCGTAGTTACCTTTAGATAAATCTTGAGCAGCCATAACACCGCTTTGTATATCACCAGTTACAGGCGCAAAACTGTTAGCAAATAAAGCTGCGTCTTTTATCTCATTTTTAACATTGTAATCAGCAGGTAAGTTATAAACACCTTGCTTGCTACCCATACCTTGTGGAAAACCTTTTAACTGGTTAACCATTTTGGAATTGTCAATTTTAGGCGTAGTAAGATTAAGCAATGCTTTTACTAGCGCTTCATTTTGATTTTTCTTTGCCATTATCGTCTTTCCAATTCAAGTATATATTTACCAAGCTTTGCTGTGTCTTCTTTACTCAAGCACATACCGCCATCAACTTTTTGTATGTTGAGGGTCGGTTTGAGGGGATACGGCTTTGGCATGGTAGTCGTGCAAGCTATTAAAGTGCTGCTCAAACCAATCAGCAGGAGCTGCCTCAATTTGCTCACTTTCTTGTTGCACATCTTTCTGCTCCCTTTTAGCTACCCACTCTTGATAAAGAGCAAGCAGCCTATCTATGATTGCTAACAGGTATTTCATTTGTCTGCTGTAAACACGCCTAAAGCGCCTATAACGCTTAAACCGAGTGCGACAATAGCTTCACCTTGCTCTGGTGATAAAGTCAAGCCTACGGCTGTTAAAAGGGCTACTAGACCCCTCCATGTAGATGATTCTTTGCCACGGGCTAATAAAAATGCTTTCATAACTACTCCTTAAAAGGTTTGTAAGATGGTTTGCCGTTTATAAAGGTTGCTGTTAAAAATTGCTGACGCATTTTAGGGTCAAACGATACATGAACCCATGTGCCTTCTTCTATTACTTGATCTACTTTAATGCCAGACTTGTATAAAGCTTTAACCACATCAATAGGCTTGCCAAACTTCTCGCAAGTAAAGTCAGCAGCTAGACCATCCATGTGAGCAGAGTTAACTGAGCCACCTATCTTGCGATTAAGCTCCATGCAACGAAAGGCAGAGCTAATTCGTAATGGATGACCTAAGAATGTGCGTATTTTCTCAAGGTTGTCAGCTAGTGTTTTAAGGTTGTTTTTAACTGCTTGGGATGGGTTGTTGTTTATACCGCTGCGAACTGCTGTTTGTGAAAAGGTTAGCTCCTCAAGCGTAAAGTGATCGCTTAACTTCATTTAAGGTTTTCCAACTTGTAGATTAGTGATAAAAACTCACCTATTACCTCGTCCACAATGTTCTGTAACGCAGAATCTTCTTTAGGTATGCACTTGTAACGGTTTTTCTCTATGTAGGCTAATTTGTCAGCTATGCAATATAGAGGCTCTTTATACTTTTCTTCCTCGGTCAGTATAGGTATCTCTTTAATAATCCCATGACGGCCTTGGTAAGCTTCTGTTAGCTTGTCAGCTAGGCCAGCTATGTCTTCATAGAAGTGACCTAATGCTTTGTGTTGAGAATAGCTTTTAGTGCGTAAATGTTCTCTGTGTGCTACATCACGAGCTAAAAACAATGTTGCTATAAATTCACCTATCATTTCATTAAATCCTTTAAAAATAACATTGGTTTTAAGGCTTCAGATTGCTCCATTGTAGGAATTCCTCCAGTTTTATCTCCAGACAGTATTCTAGCCATCATAGTGGCTTTTCTATACTGTGGGTCAGCATTAGCGTATGCACCAAGTCCAGAAAGATTTTGCTCTTGTTCTCTAGTTAAACTTACATTTGGCACACCATTTTTATTCATGTATAAACGAGCAGCCTCATTAACATGAACAGCAGATTTTTCTTGTGGGGATAATTTTGAGTATGGATTTAAAACTACATACTGGTCTTCAGTAGCCATGCCACCTACTTGTGGATTAGATTTAAAATACTGGTCTTCACCAGGATATAAATCCCTTGTTCTTTTAAAAAAATCTAATGGGTCAGCCATTATATCTCATCCTCAATATCAATAATTCCAATTAAATCTTCATCGTATACATTACACTCATGGCAGACATGAAAGTCTATGTCAGCATCGTCTATCTCGTATGGCTCTCCGCAACACTCGCAGAGTTTGATTTGTTTCATAGCCGTAACTTCCCTCGTAGTTTGTATAGACGGGCAATTTTACGAGCTGTCCTATCTACACGCCTGACAATACGACTTCTACCGCTTATAAGTAGCTTGCCGTGCAATGAGCGCATTTGGTGTAGTATCATAAAAAAAGCCCCGAAGGGCTAGGCATACTTATTCTTAAGGTATTTGAGCGTCAATGGCAACTCGTCAAAGCGACCATCCTCTACATCATAAAGCATATAACAGCCCCTAAAGTGGTTGTTGCCTTGAGCGCCTAAGTAGTCCTCATTATGCTCGTAACATGACCCACAGATAATGGCTGTCATCTCTTGGCCGTTAGCCTTCATAGCGTAAGAGATTTGCCTACCTTGTTGGTGGCCAGCAAAACAACTCATGTGCTTTTTAGATAGTAGTGCTGCACTAGAGCCAATAGGTCTGCCCATAGCACCCGATGTAAAGTAGTGAGCGTATGCTATGCCGTCAATGACTATCACCTCTAAAAATGGGATAACTTCCCAATCTTGGTAAGGCAAGTCATCAATGGAGATTAAGCCGTCTAGCTTCCTATCCTCGTTGATAGCACGATTAATGCGGTCTTCATGGTTACCAAGTTTTAACACCATACGAGGTATGACTTGTTTGTTCTGTAATCTTTTATCTTGTTTGTTGTAGTCGTATATTTGCTGTAAAAGGGGATAT